CATTCCGGTGATCGTCGGCGGTCGAGCTTTACTTATTCGCGGAAGACCACCATGAGGGGGGGTTAAAGTCACCCTGTAGCTCACCTCAAAGTCACCCTCGGCGATTTTAAGTCACCCTGCCTGGGTGAGTTTCTCACCTTTAGGGTGACATAGGGTGAGATATTTTTTAGAAAGTCACCCACACTAAAGTCAAGCGTGGCGCGGCCTACAGAGCATTTGGGTGAGAAGGTGAGTTTCTTTTCAAAATTTTATCTAAGGGCCAAAAGGCCGAAAAAGAGTGTATGGAAAAAGTTTTTAGCCATGTCACCCACTTTCTCACCCTGTGTTGTTCTCCCGTCTGATCCACAGTAATTTGCAGACCAATGGACATCAGGCGAAGAGCAAGGCCAAAACCGTGGATGGCTAAGAAGAAAGGCAGGAATTACAGGAGTCGAGGGAGCGAGTCCGGCAGCTTTGGCGGGACCGACAGCAAGTTCTACAAGAGCGATCAGTGGAAGGCGACTTCAAAGGCAGTGCTTGAAAGAGACGGCATCTGTCAGTGGTGTTTGTACATGGCGAGCATCACACCAGCTACGCAAGCGGATCACATTGTGCCTGTGAATCGCTGTGAGCAAGAGGGGATCAATCCATACGACCAAACAAACATTGTAGGAAGTTGCAGGTCATGCAACTCGCGCCGAGCTTCGTATGAAGCAAAGGGCAATCACTTCAACACCTTTGAGGATTGGGTGAAGTTTCTCAGAAGAAAACTCTTGGAAAAAAGACATGGAATCTAAAACCTGGTATGTAAACGGCAAGAAGCCGAAAAGGAAAAACAGCAGCCCTGAACATGAGATTCAGGTAGCGCTTGTGGCCCTACTTGAGTCTATCGATCCAAGACCACTTTATTCAGCAACAGTTGGCGGTGTGAGGCTTGCCATGCACACAGCAAAAAAGATGAAGGAAGCAGGTTACAGCAGAGGCATTCCAGATCTGCTGATATTCGACCAAAGAGGTATGTACAATGGTTTGGCGATCGAGGTCAAAACGGAGAAAGGCAGACCTTCTGACCACCAAAAGGAGTGGATCAAGAACCTAAATAACAGAGGATGGAGAGCAGAGGTGTGCAGAGGATTCGACGAGGCAGCGGACGTGATTTTTGAATATTTTGATTTGTACGAAGAACCATGAGACTTAAGTTAGCTCACACAGTATTATATAACAGAGTCAAGTCCGCTTTAAGCTCACACTCAGACTCAGGCTTCACAAACAACGTGGTCGTTGGGGACAGGATACAAGAGGTCATTCAAAGCAGCGTATCTATCCGGCAGACTGCGTATGACTACCAAGACTTCCAGGGTGGAACCACACAGCAAAGGTTTACGTTTAACATACACGCTTACGGAAGCAACTACACCAAGGTCGCTGAAGCTGCCGACATAATCTACAATGACCTCCACAACCTTGAGCTGGGTGTCTTTAGATATGAAGTGCTAGAAATGGAGTTGTTTGAGAATCCGCAAGACGGATATGAAAGTGTTGTAACAGTTTTGCTAATAACAGAATAATAAAAAAATGGGCGCAATAAAATCGAATTCCTTATCAGTCCTGTTGCTTGGCGACGGCGTTAGGACCAATCCTTATCCTGTGTACACAAATGTCAGCTCAGGTAATGAATACTACATTCTTTCTTCAAACAACATTGATTGTGATGGTGTATTTTATGGATATAGCGAAAACGTCATAGGTATTGACACAGTAACGCCTGAAGGCAATGTTTTTGTGAATCCATTTATAGAGACGACTTCAGGTACTGAGGCAGAAAACTTCAACCATCTCCTTTATTCGACATCTTCATCAATAGAGTTTTCCACCTCAATAAACAGGATCAGGCACAAGACTATTGACGGATCCTCTGAGGATGTGATATCTCTATCGCAAGGCAGCTGGTCAATATCTTCCGAATCACTTCTGACAAATGATTCAGGTCAATTAGAAGAGATACTTGACAAGCTTAATTCCAAGAGCTACGCAATTGTAGCATTCAAGTACGGGGATAATATGTGGTTTGTCGGTCAAGCCATGGTAGAGAGTGCTTCATTGGGATCTGGCGTTGACGACATTGGAACTTTCTCTGTTACTTTCAAGGGGTATGGCCCTCTTTACAATGCTTCTCAAGAATTCTTTTATGCGGGAGGAACCCAAACCTACGACATACAGGTACAGGGCCTTCCGTATCCCTGGTACAGAGTTGTTGGCCCAACAGGAGTGTCTCCATATACAGAAGGTATCCCCAAATTCGAGAACTTGTCGGGGATGTCAGACTCAAATACTGAAGTCAGACTTGGTCAGTTTGTTGATATAAACTATAAGAATAAAGATACTCCCGACGACGCAGACTGGTACGCTATCGACGCTCCTTTAGAGTACGAGTCTAGTGGCGACGTGACAAAAGGGGTTACTATGACTGAGTATTCCAATCTACTCAACAATACAGGCACATCTTATAGTGTAGATCCTTCAAATGCTCTTTATACTATAGTTAACGGAACAGGGAATAAAGTCCATCATTATGGTGGTTACTCTGTAACTACAGGGCCAAACACCCTTACCACCAACATATACAGAAAAGGAAGCAACTACCAATCGGAAAGTAGTGAAAACACTTTTTTCTACCCTGAGCAACCTCACTTAAACGTCAACGCATGGGGCAGTGGATATGATTTGAGGTGGGTATTAAATAGTGTTTCTATTCACTATTATGAGTCCGCCGTATTAGGTGGGTATGTAACCTACGAGAGTACTATATTAGGCGACCTGTCTTTAGATGATAAATTCAGAATTTTAGGTGTTGCACCTGCCTTGCCTGGACAATCCGCCCCAAGACTTATTAGTCAATGGACGACCGAACATGGTTATGCGGAATCTGTTGAAACACCTTCTGAGATGGCCTTTGCTTATTTAGGCAGCAATACCGCCGAAAACGACGAATTAGAAAGCAACTCTATTGCAAAAAGTATAATTAGCCTTACTGCAAATTTTACTCCTATTCTTTTTGACGATAACAATGATGAGGTAGAAAGGTATGACGGTCAAAATGGGAACTCAGATGGCAAGTATGAAATAATCTACAGAAACCACGCTAAGCATAGAGGGGATGACTTTTACTCATGGGTTTCTATCACAGCAACTCTTAATTCCTTACAGCCTTTTGGGAACTTAGGTACTTACTATCCTCGCTACAGAATGACAAACGGCACTGGATCACCTATCTACGCAAATTACTCAGGTTTCTTTAGCCAAGGTCTCCCTGCCAGTAACTGGGATGGAATATTGAAGATCAGGAATTTTATTGTAGATGGTGCTGATGGGAATGGTATTTTGCAGGATTATGGAACGACTAAATTCCAAACCGACTCATCAGGCCATATACTTGCGATTAAAAGGTTCCAAAAAATCAAAGAGGTAAGGCTTTATGTTGATGAAACTCAGGGCTACAGTACATACACAGACGCAACCCAAACTGCGCCGGGAAGAACGAACTATGTCCTTCTTCACCAAGGTCAGACTGGCTATGGAGGGTCGGTGTCTTTTGGAAGAACAGACTATTACTTGAACAGAGCAGTGGATGACGATACGGCTACAAGGGAAGTGACTATCAACTTTAATGATTTTTTTCTTCTTGATAATTCTTCTCAACCAGTAAATGTTAACGATGCAACCTATGTCTCTATCATTTACAGGTTTGTATACACAGTACAGACTACTGACGATGAGAATACAGCCCAAGCAAACCGACCACAAATTGCTGAGGCCACAACTTTTGAGTTCCCGAACACTGGTTTCGATGTGCCTCTTGTTGTTCCTATAAACCTTCCATAATAATGGCTAAAAACAAGCACACATTGCTTCAGCAAATGAAGAAGCAGGTTTCAGAGGCCAAAAAGGACGTGGAAAAGGTTGTCAAATCTGAAGTCAAGACTATTGACCTTAAACCTATAGTTAGCTTAGACGATGACGGAGAGCAGATGTTTGACATGGTGCTGTCTTACCTGAACGACACAGGTTTGCTTGAGTCGGTTGATGTAGTTACTATCACTATGCTTGCCAAAAACCTGTCTATGTTCATCATGCTTTCTCGTGAGATCCAAACACTCGACGACATCGTACAGTATTACGAGAACGGATCGAGCAATGTGAGCGGAAAGATGACAGCTTTAAGCAAAGTTCAGGGGGAGGTCCAGAAGCTCAGCGCTAAGCTGGGCCTCTCCCCTATGGACAGGGCGCGTATGATGGGGGCTGCGGTCAACGCAGCCAACGCCAACACGAAGTCTGCTGAGGGAGATGAGATTGACCAAATCATGAATTGATGGCAGTAGATATTTCTTGCTTAGACAGAATGTTCGATTACATCGAGGGTATACTCGATGGTTCTGTTGTTTGCGGGAAATACGTGAAATTGGCGTATCAGAGGTTCGAAAACGACCTTTCGAGGATCGGAGACGATGACTTTCCTTGGGTTTTTGACCTTGAGATGGCTGCGAAGTACGTCTCTTTTATAGAAAAGGTATGTGTTCATACCAGAGGCAAGTGGGCGGGTCAGCCTTTTATTCTCTCATCTTGGCAGGTTGCTTTTGTCGCTCAATTGTTTGGTTGGGTGCATAAGGACGACAGGAAGATGCGCAGATTTACTGCTGCACACTTCTTTGTAGCGAGAAAATCGGGAAAATCGCAGTTGGCAGCGGCAATAATCATTGCTATGGCTGTTTTGGACGAAGATGGCGCACCGCAATTTGTGACAGCAGCTACCAAGCGAGATCAAGCGAAAGAGGTGTTCGATGAGGTCAGGAGGTGCATCAAGAAGTCCAGGGCTTTGGAAAAGCGCTTTGTGGTCAACAGGAATGAAGTTTTGTCGCCAAAAGACGGTGTTATAAGGCCGATTTCTTCTGACGCAAACACCTTGGACGGCCTTTCGCTCAATATCGGGTGTGTAGACGAGATGCACGCGATGAGGAATGGCGACTTGTATAGGGTTCTCGCATCTTCGATGGGATCTAGAAAAAGCCCCTTAATGTTGGCGATCTCAACCGCTGGCTTTGTCCTTGATGGCTTGGCTACGCAATTTGTTAGGGGTGGAAAAGCTGTTTTAGACGGAAAAAACACCAATGACAAGCTGCTTTTCCTCATCTACGAGATAGACGAAGAAGATAGTTGGGACGATCCGGAGGCATGGAAGAAGGCGAACCCAGGCTTGGGGCAGTCTATTGAAATGGAATACTTAAAGGCTCAGTTCGAAAACGCCAAGCTTTATGGAGGCCGGAACGTCACTGAGTTCATGGTCAAGCATTGCAACTTGTTTGTCGGTTCAGAAGACGTTTGGATCGAGGATGACGTGTGGATGGACGAAAATAATGTTACAGGAGGGTTGGAAGCACCTTCTGAAGGCAAGCAAGACGTCTACATCGGCCTTGACTTGGCAGCTACTGACGACATTACAGCATTGTGTATTGCAAAGGGAGACACGAACAACGGGGTTGAGATTGAACTTCATTATTTCCTCCCGCAAAGGGCCGTGGAAAGGAAGATATCGAAAGACGAAACTCACATCTACTCCCAGCTTTCTGATTATGAAAACGTACACCTAACGCCAGGCAACACAACAAACTATGACGTGATCAGGAGGATGCTGTCCGGCAACTACATTGAAGATGGCGTTGTCAAGTACGACTCAAACAACTTTTCTGAAAAATACAACATAAAAGGTTTGGCTTATGACCGATGGAATAGCCTGAACCTTATCAGGGATCTAGAGGGTGATGGTGTTACCTGCGATCCATTCGGTCAAGGCTTTGCGTCTATGTCTTTTCCTTCAAAAATATTTGAAAAATTAGCGCTTGAGTTTAAGCTGTATCACAAAGGAGACCCGCTCTTGCGATGGATGATGGGTAACGTCGTGCTGCAAAGAGACCCGTCCGGAAACATAAAGCCAGACAAGGCCAAGTCAGGCGAGAAGATTGATGGTGTAGTTGCCGCTGTGATGTCGATAGGTGAGATGTTGACCTTTGAGGAGGACCCTGAAGAGGACTTTGAATTTTTCCTTCATGTAGTGTCGTAATAGTTGTATAACACGCACTTATCCGATATTTTTATACAAAATGGAAAGTAAGTCAACAAAAAGCATATTTGACCTTTTCAATTCTATGATTGACTCTTCTAAAGAAGATCATTCAAAGATTGACAGGTTTTTCATACCTGGTGGTCAATACGTGCCTTCTTCTACCATAATTGGTGCTGAGATAAACACTTTCCACGGCTCTGATTCTCTGCAACTCACGGCTGTATATGCTTGTGTATCCAAGATAGCGGACACCATAGCATCTATGGATCTGGATATAGAGAGAGAGAATTCAGACGGAACTAAGTCTCAGGTTCCAAACTCAAACATGAAGTACCTCCTTTCGGTTCAGCCGAACGAACTGATGGGTGCTTATGAGTTTTGGCAGATGATCGTCAGTGACGCTTTGATATATGGAGCTGGCTACGCACTTATGCTGCCAAACAGCAGCGAGATATACTGGCTACCTGCGGTAGAGGTGACGTGGGCGCTTGATAAGAACACGGGCAAGCGTTTCTATCACTACCCAGGCGCTCCAGATCCTGTGCCTCAAGAGTATATGCTCGAAATAAAGGCATTCAGAAGCCTTTCTCCTACAAGAACGCAGCTTACGACCCTTAAGACAGCCAAGTCAATCATGGACTTTGGCTCCAAGTTTTTTGATAACGGAGGTATGTTGGGGGGTATTCTCTCCACAAAAGAACATCTGAGCGCAGACCAGCTTAAGCAGGCGGCAGACAGGTGGGAACAGGAGTACACGGGGAGAGAAAACGCTCACAAGATTGCTATTTTGGGTGGCGGATTCAACTACCAACCTCTTTCTGTGCCTTTGGAGCAGATCCAGTTTTTGGAAAGCAAGAGGTATACTACTGAGGAGATCGCGAGGATATTCCAAGTACCACCAGACTTGATTGGTATGTCGGGCGGATCTTCATACGATAACTACGAACAAAAAGTTCTCCAATTCAAGCAAGGATGCATCCTTCCTTGGGTGAAGCGCATTGAACTGGAGATGCAAAGAAAGTTTTTTAATGGCACAAATCTGCGGGCCAGATTCGATGTTGATTCTCTACTTAGGGGTGATAGTGTTTCTCGTGCTAAATACTATCATAGCCTTCTATCTGATGGAGTTTTATCAATCAATGAAGTTAGGCGAAGAGAAGGACTCGAATCAGTCGATGGAGGCGATAACCATCATGTTCAGCTCAATCAAATACCTCTTACGGCGATGGATGAGTATGCTAAGTCAATCGTTGAAAAAGGCACTCCAGTCACTGACAATCAAGCTGGGGCTTTGGCGGGAGAAGCTGGTCCGGAGGCAAAAGAATAAAAACAACTAAAGATGGCACATTTTATATTTGCTGCAAGAAATTGCAGAAAAAAGCATTCTACCAAGGCAGAGGGAGACGCAACAACAAAAGCGGAACTAAGCCCAGACTATAAGTCTGAAAGAACAGACACCACCCTTTCCGCTCCTGAAATGGCTGCTATGGCAGCGGACTTGAAGAAGAAGGCCCGCCTTGAGGTTGATCAAGCTGTATTGGCAGCTCACCTTGCTACGGCTTACACTGCTAACCCATTGGGAACCGACAGTACAACCTTCCAAGAGAGAGTAGGTAAGGCAGTCATTCAGATTGGTTACGGAACTGGAGCAAATCCAACTGCCGCAAAGGCAGCTATTGTTTGGTTTGATCTAGACTGACATGGCGAAAACTTTTGGTGGTTACCCTCAGTCTGCTACAAACCGAGCAAAGGCAGCTCTGAAGCACAAGAAAGAGAAAGGAACCTCCTGCGGGACCGCAGTTGGTTGGCAGCGAGCCAATCAATTGTCTTCGAGGGAAAAGTTGACAATGTCAACCATCAAAAGAACCTTCAGCTTTTTGTCAAGAGCAAAGACCTACGATCAGGGAAAGTTTACTGATGGAGACGGAAAAGACATCTGCGGATCAATCATGTATGCTGCCTGGGGCGGTGACAGCATGAAATCATGGGCAGAAAGAATCATAAAAAGAGAAGAAAAAAGCATGAGCGAAAAACTTGAAATCCGCTCCGTCGACAGCACTTTTGAAGTGCGGTCAAAAGAGGGCGACAAAGTTGTCATTGAGGGCTATGCGGCCAAGTTTAATGACGAGACAGTTATCGGCGGAGCTTTTGCCGAGAAGATTGACAGATCAGCGTTTGAGTCTGCAAACATGGACAACACCGTTGCTTTGTTCAACCACAATTGGGATCAGCCTTTGGCGAGGGCAGGAAAGGGTTTGTCACTTGAGGTTGACGAAGTCGGTCTAAAGTACAGGTTCGAGCTTGGCAATCAAAGCTACGCGAAGGACTTGGAGGAGAATATACGCACCGGAAACGTGTCAACATCATCATTTGGTTTCACAATTAAAGACGACGAATGGGAAAAACGATCGGACGGGATGAACCTGAGAACAATCAAATCCGTAGACGTACTCTATGATGTTTCACCAACGACCCAAGGTGCTTACCCAACGACGGAAGTCGGGCTACGATCTATGGAACTCGCACTTCGAGCAGAAGAGCCTGAAGAAGAGGAAGAGGAAGACATGGTGGAAGAGCAGGAAGGATCCGATGCTGAGGAGGAAAAAGCTCAGGACTCTTATGACGGAGCTGAGGACGAAGCTGATGGAGAGGATAAGCCTGATGAAGAAGAAGAAGAAGAGGAAAGAGGAGGAGAGGTTGTAGAAGAGTTGATCGACACAAGCATTCTCCCACATCCATTTGCAATAACAGAACAAAAAAACGAGCTGGAAGCTCAAAATTCAGAAAACAGAGATATGAAAAACACAGAGAAAAACGCTCCAGCTTACGTGCAGGGCTTGGGCGATTCAGAAGCAAGAGCTGCTTCTAAGTTCTCCTTTGGTAAAATGATCAAGGAGGCTGCGCAAGGCAAACTGACTGGTATCGAGGCGGAGATGAACCAAGAAGGTCGGAGTGAGTTCTCTAGCGGCAAAGTAAACGTCGCGGGAGGCATCTGCATTCCTTCTTTCGTTGTTAATCGTGCCGGAGAGCCTTTGGGTGTCACTGCTGGAGATAACACTTCTACTACTGAGTTCGGCGGTACTATTGGTATTGACGACAACGGCATCATTGAAGCGTTTGCTCCAAACGACATCGCTTCCCAGTTGGGTGTTCGCAACTTGACCAACTTGACTGGAGACGTTGTCTTCCAAGTTCAGGGAGACCAAATTGTTGCTGACAAGCCGGATGAAGCTGTAGCGCAATCTCCAAGCATTCCGAACTTTGCTGCTGTAAAGCTGGCTCCTGTTCGGTACTCTGCTCACACAAGAGTAACCGATCAAATGTTGGCTCAGTCAGCTCAGGATATGGGCGCTTTCTTGGCGATGGACATCAGAAGATCTGTCGACAAGAAGTTCAATACTGACATCGTGGCTGCAATCAAGACCGCTGCGGCTGTTAACGGAACAAGTCAGGGCGCTCTTAATGACTACGTTGCTGCCGACTGGAACCCAATGCACTTGGAAGAGGCTTTGATGGCAAGAGACGTTGACTTGCAGGGCATCGTTGCTTTGTCTTCAGCTAAGTCTTACAGAGTCTTCCGTGAGCTTTCTCATGATGCAGGTAGTGGCTTGTTGTTCGCTCAGACTCCTTTGGAGAGAAGAAACGTAATTGGTTACCCAACCACCATTTCTTCAAGTGTAACTGCTGGAGAATTCTTCATGTTCCACAGAGAGCAGATGGTGACAGGAACGTGGGGTGGTTTGAACCTCATCATTGATCCATACAGCGAGGCTGATTACGGCGTCACTCGTATCGTTGCTAATGTTTACCGCGACGTCAAGACGCTTCAGTCAGATGCGTTTGATGGCATGGATCAGGTAGGAGCGTAATTGTTTTAGACTAACACCTTAGGGCCGAGGGGGTCGTCAATATTTCGCGGCGGCCCCCTCAAACCCTTAATAAAAAAGCATGAGACTAGAGGTTACATACAATGCGGTTGACTACCTTGAGCTGCTGACTCTTGCTGTTGTTAAGCAGCACTTAAAGTTGTTTTGGGACGATACAGACGAAGATAGTTTGATCGCCACATACGCCAACGCCGCGTTGTTGTATTGTGCTAATGTGACTGGTCATATGCTGAAAACGTCTGATGACTTAAGCACGGCCATCGTAACCTTGGATAGGGGCGAGAAGAAGGCTTGGCTTAGGGGAGTGACTGGCGCGACCATCGATTCTGTTCAATACCTGGATTCTGACTTCGTCTACCAAGACTATGAAGACTATAAGGTTATTGATTCTATATACCCGCACCAAGTCTTTATAGGGACGTATCCTGACGACATCAATATGGATGTTGACAACTCTCTAATTAAGATTTCTCTTTCGGGAGGTACTCTTATCTCATCGCTTCCATCTCAGTATAAGCAAGCTGTCCTTCTATTGGTAGGCCATTACTATGCGAACAGGGAAGCTGAATATATCGGAGGTGTAACGAGTGAGATTAAAGAGGGTGTCCACAGACTGCTTCAATCCGTAAGAAAGTACTGATGGCAAGAAGAATTGGTCAGCTTGATCACAAGATAGACTTCAGAAAAGAGTTTATTACTGTTGATTCAAATGGAGATAAGGTATCAACGATAAGCACCATCAGAAACGATGTTTGGTGTTCTATAAAGTTTGTTGGCACACCTTCTGCGGGTGCGTCTGAGGAGAGAATCGATGACGAGCAGATAACTGGTAAGATTAAGATAGAAGCGACTTCCAGATACTTTCCAGGAGTAAGCTTTCAATCATATTTTATTTATGAGAACACTATTTTTGACATATACTCAATACTAGTACTTGGCAAGAAAGAATGGCTTCAGGTAAGAGGTCAGATGAGGGACGATCAAAGTTCAATGTTTTCCTGATATGGCAGACATAATTAAAATAGACATAGAGGGAAGGGCTTTTAAGGGCAAGTTGAAAGATATGCTCAAGGACATTGAACAGACGAAGGAGATTATGAAGATCGCCAAGAAGTCTGTGAAGCCATGGCAGCGAGCAATCAACAACTCGTTTTACAACCATACCACAAGGAGGAAAGGAAAGCTCGGAAGAGCCATGGGTATCGCTGGTATTAAGACCAAAGATAATAAGACTCATGGCGCTAAAGTCAGGCCCAGAGCTGCTTCAGAAAACAATGGAGGTTGGTATGCTCACTTTTTTGCAAGACCTGCATTCAATATCAGGGCAGGAAGGAGGATCAAGACAAAAGTCCCATTCTCTCGTATATATGGCGCACAGACCAATAAGGTGTTTAACGATTTCAAAAAACAAGTAATAAACTACATAAACAAGATAAAGTAATGGCTACTATTTCATCAAACTCACTCGCGCTTTATGCGCTTGACACTGGCAGCACCGATCCTTTGGAGGTGTCTGCAACTGATCCTACAGGTGCAGCATCAGGAGATTACTACATAAAAATTGACGGGAACGGAGATTTTGTATCTATCCAAAAGTACACCACAACTTGGGGCGACGCTCCTGCCGGTGACCTCAAAATCGTGACCTTTGCAACGTCAACTACGCTCGACATCTCCAACACCATCAACGAGGTTGTAGCGAGAGACGGTCTAGGAGGTTCTTCTGCATTTATCGCTTCAGGAGCAAATAGCTGGACGATGAGTGTTGACGGTCTTTTGGATGTTAATGCGTCTCAAGAAGGCAGCGCCATAACGATCATGGACGCTTCAAGAGCTGGTTACTACTTGATCGGAAGCTTCTATATCAACGCTGACTTGTCCTACATCGGTCAAGCTATTATCGAGTCAAACTCGATCACTGGAGGAGTCGACGAGATAGCTACATACAGCGCTTCTTTGCAGGGGTACGGAAAATTGTACAAGAAGACTGCGTAAGCACTCTTTTTACGGATCAAACACGAAGACGGGGGTTTTGCACTCCCGTCTTTTTGTTTTTAGATTTACCTCAACCCAAAGGTAATTCAAATGATTCCAAACAATTTCAGAGGCGAGTTTTCAGTTCCTGTAAACGGCAAGTTCTACAACGGAGCATTCACCCTTAATGCTATTCGCATTTTTTGTAAAGAGCGAAATATTAAGTGGAAAGATCTTAATGAAGCTCTCCAAGGCGACCCCCTTGATGCGATTCCCTCGCTTGCTTATTTTGGTGTAAAATCAGAATTTAACAAAAAAGGAAAAGCATTTAACCTGAAGGAGGATCAGTTCGTAGCAAACGTGCTTGATGATACAGAGGCGTTTCAAGCCATTTCGGATGCTCTGATGAAAGCGTTCGACGTGGACGACGACGACAAGATTGAGACTAAGGGAAACTAACAGGGGAGGAGAGGGAACTGACCCTTTCCTCCCTTTACAAATCAGCGCTCAAGTCCAACATAAGACCCGAAGAGTTTTGGGATTGGACTTTCTCAGAGGTTGTATTTGTTATCAGTTCGCTTAAACAGCAGGATGCTGTGCGTTGGAATCATACATCTAGTGTTATGGCTTTAACGGCCAATTTGAATTCAAAGAAGAAGTATAAACCAGAAGATTTCAACCCATACAGGCCAGATACTCAAGGTCCAAAAACCAAAGAAGAAGTAGCTGAGCTTGTTAAAGTCTATAGTGAATGGCATCCAAACAGAACTCGATAGTAGCTGCGCTCGTACTTGACTCATCCGCTTTCAACAAGGGGATCAAGAAGGCGACCAGCACGATGGACAAATTCGGAGCTAAGATTGGGGGAATCGGTAGGAACATTAGTTTCGCTATCGGTCTCCCTCTTTTGGCTGCGGCAAAGAATGCATACGAGGTAGGTAAAGCCTTTGAGCTAATCCAAGCCAAGATTCAAGGTGTATTTGGCGCAGACAGGCCAATACAAAGCTTGGTAAATTCAGCAAAACAACTTGGTGAATCGACAGTGTTCACGGCCACTCAAGTTGGTGAGCTTCAATTGGAACTTGCTAAGCTGGGCAAGACGGCTAAGGTGATAGATCAGCTAGAAGAGCCTATCCTCAAGTTTGCCCAAGCGCTAGATCAAGACCTCGGTGAGTCCGCCAAGTTTATCGTTCAGACGCTAAACAGAAGTGCTGCGTCTTTTGAGGATTTTGGCACAGACGTTGAGAAGGCAAGTTATGTCTCTGACGTGTTCGCAAGGGCAACTCAGCTTTCCGCTCTTAGCGCAGAAACCCTGAGAAGCTCACTCAACTATGTAGGTGCAGAAGCGGCAGCGGCAGGAGTTCCTTTCGAAAAAACAGTGGCCCTTTTGGGTTTGCTTGCAAACAGGGGATATGAAGGATCTAAGGCCGGTACTAAGCTAAGGTATATATTCACTCAGCTTGCCAAGTCCGGAAAGGATGTTAACTCAGCTATTGATCAACTGACAGAAACCAACACAAGCTTTGCAAAACAAGTCGAGCTTGTTGGTGTTCGTTCAGCGGGTGCTGCCTCCAGTTTGAATCTGACGTCGAATGAGCTAAAAGAGTTTGAAAGTCTGCTCAGAAAGAGCGCAGGAACAACAGACAGCTTTAAGTCGGCGATAGATAAGACTACGTTCAATATTGAGAAAGAGCTTCTCAGCGCACTGGAGGCTTTGCAGATCAAGTTGTTCGAGTTGTATCAAAGTGACTTAAATCAGTTCTTCAAAGAACTAACGGTTGCCGTTAGAAATCTCAAGAAAGAAGACGTAGAGAGGATAGGTTCTATGGCAGAGAACTTGGGTAAGCTTGCCGGTCTTGGGGCGATCTTAGCCGTTCTTGGGCCTATACTTCAGTTCTTTTCTCTGCTTGTTTCTCCTATAAAAAAGCTCGGACCCATTCTCGGCAAAGTAGTTAAATATCTTGGTACAGCCGCAGGATCTATAGGTTCTTTTGCCGGTTCTATCAAAGGCGTTAGCGGGCTGCTGCCAAGACTTGTTACTGGAATTTTCAACTTCGGTCGAGCTATTAAGAATTTTGCCGCTGCTTTCGGGCCTTTAGGTGTGGCGGCGGTAGTTGCCCTTGAGGGTATTTTTGCAGGGATAGAAAAAGTATATAGGGCTTGGAAAGAAGTTCGTCTTTCAAAAGAAATAGCTCAACAAAAGGAAGAACTCGACGATTTACAAGTCAGTCAGCAAAAATACCTAGAAGGCTTGGCTCCTGAAGAGGTAGCGAGTAGGCTAAAAAAGAACTTCAAGGTTATATCTGACTACTACAACGGTCAGGCAGCTTTGGCTGATGAGGCGGCTCTCCTTGAAGACGGAACTATTTTCAATCCTCTTCGAGACACCGCTGTATCCAAAAAAGATTACGAAGAGTTTGCCGACATCCTTGCGAGGATTGAGGCAAGTGGTCAAAACCTTTTCGGTCAGGAACTGAAGGCTGCCGCTTTGGAGTTCCTAAAGATCAAAGGCGTAGTTGATGATATTAACAAAGCAACAGGAGGAGGAGAAGCCCCTTTAATTGTTTTCGACGCAGCCGCCGATAGGAAGCAGCTAAATCTTCTTAAAAAAGAACTCTTTAGCTTGGAGTCTGCTTATGGAGACGAAAATCAAGTCATAACAGAAGATGAATTAGCCAGGATAAAGGAGGTAGACGATGAGATCAAGTCAATCAAAGACAGACTGGACAGACTCCCGGAAGGATCACTTATAGAGGTTGTCGATGGAGGGGTTTTTGACTTTGTCGATGCTTTCAAGGGAATAGAAGACGCTATTAAGAAGGCAAAAGAATTGGCTTATGTATTTGATGAAGATTTGTCTAATGCTTTGGGCGAAAGCGGCCTTGAGTTGCAGCTTAAGAAACAGGAAGACCTTTTAGACTCACTTCTCTCTCGATATAAAGTTCTCAAGGACGAAGGCTTGGATGCTATGGCTGACAGCCTTTTAATTTGGATTGAAAGAGCAGGATTATCCATTGAGGAGACAAAGAAACTTATAGAGGCAACAGAGGAACTTGGAATTGTGCAGCAGCAACAAGCTGAGCAATTGGAAAGTTTGGCATACTCTTTTGGAGGTCTTTTTGGAGATGCTATTAAGTCTGCAATTGATGGTACTGAGAAATTTGGGGAAGCCCTAAGAAACAATCTCAGGTCGGCAATATCGTCGGCAATTGCTCAATTGGTAAAGTTGACATTGGCTTATTTGGCATTGTTGGCTGTGAAGATTGCAGTCAACCCAACTAGTGCAGTTGGAATAGCAGCAGCCAAAAGTACCTCCGCAGGGTTCGGGTCGTTTTTGCTCAATGGATTTGGCGTGGGTAGCTTCTCAACAAACTCATCGTTTGCCGGAACAACTTTGGTTAGCGGGTCAAATCTGGTTGTCACAACCAACAGAGGTATAACAGCTCAAGACAGGATATATGGCTAACGTAATAGCTTCTACAAAATACAATTCCACCGACGGGACTGAGTGGGTCGTAAAACTAATAACGACCGGAACTCAAGGGGGCAATGTCTTCAATAAAATTGAACTGACACCTCCAGGATTCACGATATCGTACAGGTATGGATCTATCCTGAGTGTACCTGGCATGATGTCTTCCTCAATGTCTTTCACTGCCATATTGAATAACGCAGAACTTTCTGTGATCGATGACATCGTGTTCTCTTCTTCGGGAGAGTTCAACTTGGCTGTAACAATAGAGCGACTGGCTACCGAAGGAATATATACAGTTGAATGGGTTGGTGTCGTACACCCTGAAGAGTTCAGTTATCAAATATCCTCCGACAATGTTGTGTGTGACTTTCAAGCCAGCTGCGGTTTGGCTGCTCTTAAAGGAATTGATTTCAAAGATGAAAACGGAGACATTTACACTGGCTTGTATTCTTACGAAGAGCTTTTTCGACTTATCCTTTCCAAGTCACCCACTTGGTCTTTTCTGTTTGACGAACAAGGCACAAGAGCTTATTTCAAAGAAGTTGACCTGCCAGTACCAACATCAGATTCCTTTTCATACGGTATCACCGAAACGGCCTTAGACAAATGGAAAGTAAGAGCTGAAGACTTCTACAGGAAGGTTGAGAGAACAGAGTTTAGAGCGACCATTGGAGAGAGAAAACTACCAAGAAGAACCGACTTTGTTTCTTGTTACGAAGTGCTTTCAGACTGCATCTCAGCGCTTAATATATCTTTGTGTCAATCCAATGGGCAATGGGTTTTCTTTTCTCAAGAAAGCATAGCTAATCACGCCGGCGTTAGGCAAGCGGGTTGGTTTTACGTGAACGGCAGTCCCCTTCCAAGCGGGACCACTTTTGGATTCACAGAGAGGGACTTGAATGAGGAGGGTGCTTGGGCATGGGCAGGAGGAGCCAACAGAAGAGGGCTATTCCCTATAAACGCATCGTCACAAGAGCGTGTTGGAGGCGGTTCTGATTTGATCTATGCTGCCGGTATGGATTTTAACACAGGATCTAGCCCATTGTATTCTTTCGATGGCGCGTTTCCTCCCCCGTTCTCATCGTACTCCTTCAAAGGGGAAAGCCCGATGCCCGTAAGCGGGTTGATGGAGAACCTCATCATCAACAACGGAAACAATGGAGGCAAGATAAGGTTCAAGATAGGTGGCAAGCTTGTGAACTCGAATGGTTTTTATGGAACAAACATATTTAGGTTCAGGCTGCAAGTATCGGATGGGGTAAACTCATGGAGGCTAAGAAGATTGGTCAGAACCCTCAACTATTCGTCAACAGGAAGCCCGTTCGCGGTGAATGTCAGCGGAACATCTTATTACTTCCCAAAGTTCTACGAAAACTATTCATGGGTTAAGAATGACGATCCAAACTACTCTGTCGCCTTTGTAGAATACATGATCGGTTCTGATGGAAACATTTTGGTTTCAGGGACTACGAGCCAATTCTTGTCTGAAGACTTCCCTGATGTGGACTTTTTCACTCCAACATTCACTACTGTTCAGAGTGGCGAGACAAACGTGCTTGAGGTAGTGGAAGATGCTGATAGAGGCACTTTTATCTACAGGATTGACGAGGTAGTTCAGACTCCATTTGCAATTGATGGCTTGTCTTCATCTATTACTTCGGTTGTATTCACAGAGTGGTCCTTGAAGCAGGCGAAGACAAACTTCGTCTATCACCAGTTTTATAACTCAAGCGGCAATGAGACGACGATCACCAGTTTGAGCCAAGGTGAGTCTAACTCTTACAATTCAAACGGAAACAGCTTCACCATAAATGCAGCAAAGCTTTGGGGAGACGACGGAACTTCAACAGCAAACAAGAGGGTTATAACATTTACAGACGAGGATAACGGAACAGAAGTATTGTCTTTGCCATCAACGTCAGTGGGGTCTTCTTACACCAACTTGAATCCAAACGCCAATGGAAGGCTATATGGTGTTGCGCCTAACGGGTCTATTGAAGACAATGTGTATGTAACCCCAAGGTATGAGAGCAATGAGCTTTACGAGGATTCTCTTGAGTACTCCACGGCTGTCGCTTGCAAGATGTACAGAAAGACTTCTCAGGTCGTTAACGGAACCCTGTATAGGACGAGGGGAAGCAAGTACATAGCACCTGTGTATCCTTGGCAGCGAATCAAGTACAAAGGGTTGGATAACGACAACACTGAATACTTCATCCCTTCATCCTTGAGTTTCTCCCTGTCTGACAGAGAGCAAAACCTGGAACTTATCAGGGTTGGCGTCGACAAAGTCGTAAAGCCATCGTCAACAAAAACATACGAAGAGGATAGTTTGGATGGCGTTGCTCCTGGGCTGTCTGTTGACAGCAACATCATAAGCTCTATAGGATCCAAAGCCAACTTGGTTCAAACCACATCACCAATAACCGACGCCGATCTGGGTGGTGGTGGAACAGCCGAGATTGACCAGCTATTTCCTATATTTATATCAAGAAACAATATTTAATGTCTACCGTATATAAAAGCTCGCAGGTCACGTTTCAAAGTACTTCAGGAGCTAGTGTTCTTCTCGCTCCGGCAGATAGTATAGTTAGCTCTATTTACGTGGCGGATCTGACCTCCGGCAATGTTACAATAGAACTGAAGAAGGGGGCGTCTGCTCCTCAGACATTGGTGAAGACCTCTACCAGCGGCGAGGTTCTTCAATCTCCCTTTGTCGCTGAAGCTGGAGATCAACTTATAGTCACTCCTTCTGTTACAGGGGTGACTGTGACCGTCTCTTACGCATACAGCGCGTCAGTATCTTCAGACCTGTCTATAAATGCGCTTTTGGATGTAGACATAACTGGCATTCAAGACAACCAAGTGCTTCAATGGGACGATGCCCTGCAAAAGTTTCTTCCCGCAACAGGAGGGACGGGAGGAGGCGCTTCTGTACTTAACGATCTCGGCGATGTAGATGTAACATCTCCTTCTACAGGCCATTTCTTGATACACGATGGGAACTCGTTCAAGAACAGATTGGGTTATGGCACTGATCTGAAGATGTCGACAAGCGACAACTCAACGATCACCCTTCGGATCAATCAGAACGCAAGTGACATAAGTACCTTAGAGACGGAAGTTGCCAATGCAGCAACTCTGATTGATGCGAATACAAGCGGAATCACTGCAAACGCTGCTGCAATATCGAACAACGATACAGACATACTGAATCTAACAAACCAGCTGAACACAGCAAATGCCAACATCGCTAGTAACGACAGCGATATTGCAACTTTGCAGACCGACATCAGTGACGCTGGCACTTTGATTAATATCAATGCTGTAGACATAGCCACGAACACAGCTAACATCAGTAACAATGGAGATGACATACAGAACCTTCAGACCTCTGTAAACACGAATGCGGGCTACATTACCGACATCAACAACGGGGTAGGCAATGTAATAGCTGTCAAGGTTGATGGAGAGGCTGATATCACTGGAACTGTGACATTGGCCCAAGGCCCAAACGTCACTTTGACTCAATCTGGCAATACAATCACCATCGACTCGTCGGGCGGTGGGGGTGGTGGTGGTGGTCACAGTTTTGGCA